TAAAGTGCAAACTTCGTTAGGAATTGTGGTAACTGATCAACTTTTAGATAAATTAAAAGAGGTGTTTCCTGTTCAATTACCGGAGCATTGGAAACATGTGGATGCTTCTGAGATAGCTTTTAAGGTAGGACAACAGAATGTCATAAACTATCTCAAGAGACTCCAAAGGGATCTAATAGAAGATGGTCTTAGTAGCAAGTAAAATCCAAAGATTCATGAAGAGACATAAGGCCCCCGTAGATACCTATTCAAGGTTCTATGAGTGGGTCGTCTCCTTTATTATATGGGTGATAGTATGTTGGGATTTGTTGTGTTCCATAACAATGACGATAAAGAATCTATTCAGCACCCGCTATCCTTCGTCCTGAAGGAGGGCTTTAAACATTGCTTTGTAATTCTAAAGACTACCAGACATGGAGAATGGGTTGTCATTGATGGTACCCATGGTGTCCCTAGTATTAAGGTAGTTAGGGATACTGATGAGTTCGGGTTGGTACAGTGGTATGAAAATATCGGCTGTAAACTTCTCCCTGTATCCCAGGTCTCCCTTAAGAAACATAGGTCTATGATTATGAGTAGACCATTTGTATTCTCTAATTGTGTTGGACTTGTCATGATGACCTTAGGCATGTCAGGTATCTGCTTAACTCCCTATTCTCTTTATAAACGTCTAGCTGGAACTTAAAATCTATGTATCTATTACCGGGCTTTAGCGGTCCTAAACCTCCCCCACAACAGAAACAGCCAATAGTCATCAAGCAACCAGACCCTGTAATCATTCCGCCTCCTAGTCCCCCTGCTAAAGCTGCTAAGACAGTTACCTTATCAGTTGGAGATAAGCTTAAAGATAATAAACGTAAAAGGTCTAGAGGAAAGAAACAATTTAATACCTCTAATACTTCTACCGGTGGAAGTACCGGACTAAACATAGGGTAAATAAATATGTGTGATCCAGTAAGTATAGGCATAGGTATCCTGATTGGTGCCGGTACAGGTGCAGCAGGAGCAGCTATTACTGGGGGAGATGTACTACAAGGGGCTCTCTTTGGAGGTGTCTTAGGTGGTATTGGTGGGGGCTTTGGTGGCTTAGGTTTAGGTAGTATCGCTGATGTTGCTGGCTCTACTCTTACTCAAGGTCTAGTTGGTTCTGTAACTTCAGGAGTTACTGTTAGTGGAATTGTAGGTGCCACAGCTATCGGACTAGGAACCTCTATAGTAGGAGGTCTTCTTACAAATAATCAATACGAGGCTGCTCCTAACACAATACAGAATTCCGCAGAAACCTTTGGTCCTGCTGCTATTCAACAAGCTGTTAACTCTGGTAATCCTAATGTAGTCTCCGGCTCTGGTGGACGTAGGGCTGGTGAAGTATTAATCCTAGTTCCTTTGGGGCATCCACTGGACTACAACTATCGGCTGCATAATATATGGTAACTGCTGAAAAGAGATATCAAGAACTATCCATGGATCGCCAGTGTTTCCTCAATAGAGCTTGGGATGCTGCGGAACTTACAATTCCCTTTATACTTCCTAGAAATGATGTAGCCAATACTGATCTCCCCACGCCCTTCCAAGGTATAGGAGCTAGAGGGGTTAATAACTTAGCAGCTAAACTATTGCTTACCCTTTTCCCTCCTAATTCCCCTTTCTTTAAACTACATATAGATGACTTTACTCTTGAACAACTAGAGCAAGAGAGGGCTCCTGTAGAAGAAGGTTTGGGTTCTATAGAACGTACCACAATGGATACCATTGAAGCTGCATCCATGAGGGTACCTCTATATGAAGCCCTGAGACACCTTATCATCACAGGGAATTCCCTGGTATTCGTAGATAAAAAGAATAAGCTTAGAGTATTTCACTTGGATCAATTCGTTATGAAGAGAGATCCTCAAGGGGAACTCTTGGAAGCCATTGTAGAGGAAAGTATTTCTCCTACTTTATTTCAGGAAATCTTCAAGAAGGCTCCTCCTAAGGATTCCCGTAGAGATGCCAAGGGTGAGAAGAAGAACCTTAAGCTCCATACGGTAATCAAGAGAGTCAATGGTAGAATTAAGACTCACCAGGAAATTAATGGTAAACGTATCCCTAAAACTGAAAGTAGTTATCCTGAAGATAAGAGTCCATGGCTTGCCCTGAGGTTCTCTAGTATCGACGGAGAGGACTATGGTAGAGGATTCGTAGAAGAGTACCTTGGCGACCTTAGAAGCCTTGAGGGGCTCTCTCAGGCCATCTTAGAGGGTTCTGCTGCTGCCGCTAAAGTATTGTTCATGGTTAAACCTAATGGCACTACAAGGATGGGAGTACTCGCTAGTGCTCCTAATCTAGCTGTAGTCCAAGGAAATGCTGATGATGTCTCTACACTCCAAATGGAGAAGAGTCATGACTTCAGGGTAGCCCAAGAATCCAGTGGTGTCATTGAGCGTAGATTAGCAGCTGCTTTCCTATTGAACCAGAGTGTTCAAAGGGATGCCGAAAGGGTTACAGCAGAGGAAATTAGATTCCTTGCTAATGAACTAGAGACTTCCTTAGGTGGTATCTATAGCCTACAGTCTCATGAGCTTCAATTACCTCTCATTAAGAGAATCATGGCTAACCTTGAGGCTGTCAATAAGTTACCTGTGTTACCTAAGGATACTGTTCAGCCTACTATTATCACAGGTTTTGAAGCTTTAGGTAGAGGTAATGATGCCAATAAACTTGCTACATATCTTAAGACTGTTGCAGATGTATTGGGACCAGAAGTAGTAGGAACTTATGTTAATCTTAGTGATGCCTTGTCCAGACTTGGGACAGGCTTTGGTATTGATATGAAAGGCTTGATTAAATCTGCTGATCAAGTATCTCAGGAACAACAGCAGCAACAACAGCAAGCCCTATTGAGTCAAGCGGCTGTAGCTGGAGTTCCTAATGCTATCAATAATGCTGGTGAAGCACAAAGAGCAGAACAACAAACACAATAAGGATCATATATTGTTATGGCAAAGAAACCTAATAAAAAAGAAGAGGCTCCAATCGAAGCTAACATTACGCTTCCACAAGATTTGAAACCAGACCCTGAAGGACGTATGCCTCTGGAAGTCCTTGAGACTAAAGAGAACCATATCTCAGGAGCAGGTAAACCTGGAACCTATACGAAGACCCAGTTGCCTTCAGGGAATATTAGGGAGACTCGATAATGGCTGAGAGTTTTACTATTCAAGATGACGTTGTAGATACATCAGAGCATGATGCACAGATGGCAGAAGGTGTTGTGGAAACACAACATAATGTTCCCGGCGAGGCTCCATCCGCTATTGAAGGAGGTGATCCTAGTAATCTTGAGGGGGACATAACTGATCCTCCTGCATTCAGGCCAGATAAATTTAAATCCGATGAGGAATGGCGTAAAAGCTATGATCAACTTGAACAGAAGTTACATAGCAAGGCCTCAGAACAGTCCTCTGATGATACCGGGGTTGTATCCTCTGAAGGTAGTATCAATATGGAGGCCTTATCAAAAGAAGTTTCAGAAACTGGTGTGCTATCAGAAGCCTCTTATGGTCTATTAGAGAAAGCAGGAATCCCTAAGAACTATGCTGATCAATTCATACAAGGCCAACAGGCTATAGCAGAACTCCATGGTAATACCATTAAAAGTTCTGTGGGTGGTGCTGATAAGTATCAGGCAATGGTTGAATGGGCTAAGGTAAACTATGATGAATCTCAGATTGCAGCTTATGATGCTGCTGTTAATGGAGATATCAATGGTGCTACCTTGGCTGCCAAAGGTTTGCTAAGGGATTACCAGGATGCTGTGGGTTCTGATGGTGAGATCATATCAGGTGACTCTAACTCTTCTGGTGACAATGATGTATATAACAGCAATGCTGAGTTAACCGAGGACATGAAAGATCCTCGTTATAGAAAAGACCCTGCTTTCCAAAGGAAGGTAGAGGAAAAATTAAGTCGTTCCAATTTGTTTACAGGTAATCGTTATTAACGGTTGTCTGTGTCAGTACAGTACATTAAAGCACTCAAGACCCGCTGCGGTGGATACTCTTAGGCCAGCTTAGATACTGTGACAGAATCCATGTTACATTATTATTAATTTAAGAATAAGGAATAGTTACTATGGGAGATCCAACTAATACTTCCCCTACAGTAACCATGACCCGAACAGGTCAAGCAAATTCCGCTGGCAGTTCCGTTGCGAATTATCTCAAAACGTATGCTGGTGAAGTGCTTACGGCCTTTGAACAAGCCTCAGTCACTATGGATAAGCATGTTATCCGTAGTATTAGCTCAGGTATTTCAGCACAGTTTCCGTTAGTTTGGAAAACTGGTGGGTCAGCTTACATGTATACCAATAGTGCTAGTGATACTGGTACTACTGCACAAACCTTAACTGGTCAGGCAATCAACAAAGCCGAGAAAGTCATCTCCATTGATGGTCTCTTGGTTGCCGATCACTTCGTTAACAATCTTGATGAGGCTATGAGTCACTTTGATGTCCGTAGCATCTACTCCAATGAAGCAGGTATCATCCTGGGAACTCAGTGGGACAAGAACATCCTACAAGAGGGTGTCTTGGGAGCACGTAGCTCCACTTTGGTCACAGATGGTAATGGTGGTACTAGCCTTACCAACGCTTCTTTTGGTACTTCTGGTTCTACCCTTGGTAGTGGCCTGTTTGATGCTGCTGAAGCAATGGATGAAAACAACTGTCCAGAAGATGGGCGTTTTATGTATGTCCGTCCTGCACAGTTCTATCTCATGGCTGAAACCACTGACCTGATCAATCGTGATTGGGGTGGATCTGGTGACCTTGCTGGCGGTAACGTCATGCGTGTTGCTGGTATTAACATTGTGAAGACTAATAACCTTCCAATTACTGATCTGTCTGGAGCTACTGTTCATGGCGTTAATGCCTCTACAGTGAAAGCTCTGGTAATGCACACATCTGCTGTTGCTACTGTTAAGCTGTTGAACTTGGCTG